TTTTAACTTTTAAGCCTTGAATAGGTAAATCTTGAAATGTTCTTTTATACCTTGAATGAACTTTCTTTGAAGTTGTACCACAATAAGGACAGCAAGGATACTCCTTAATAGATTTTACATAAATATAAATAGTATCTTCTATAATTTGATGTTGTATATATTCTAAATTCTTATCTAGTAATTTAATTAAATTATTCATCTTTTGTTCTTTCCCCTTGATTTTATTATTCATATTATATAATAGAATCTAGGCTGTTTCAACTAACATTGGAAAGAACCACTTTTAGTATGTGTTAAACAGATAGTGCAGAAATTAAAGTTTTAGAAGCTATGCCAAATGGCTATAAGTATTCTAATTTACTTATAAAATTATATTTAAAAGCCTTAAAGTTTGAAGGAGCTTTAAGATTAAATGAATTTATTCCCTACAATTTGCAGATGATCTCTGCAATTGTAGGTATGGATATAGATACAGTAAAAGTTGCTTTTGATATTTATAAGCAGTTAAAACTAATAGAGATATTAGATGATGGAACAATATATATGCTTGAGATACAAAACTTTATTGGGAAGTCTACTACAGAAGCTGATAGAAAGAGAAAATATAGGGCAAAAATTGAAGCTGAAAAGAAGAAAAAATTACTAGAAAGTGATGGTGGACAAATGTCCGACAAAAATCCACCAGAGATAGAACAAGAGATAGAGACAGAGATAGAGCAAGAGATAGAGATACAACAACAGATAGAAAGGATAGTTGAATGTAACCCAAATGAAGCTAAAACAGTTATAAAGACAGTAAAGGCATATAGTAAAGATAGAAATGTTGTTGATGTTGTTAAGGAAAAAATTAAAATTATTAATTCAGGTGATTTTAGAAATAGACTAGGAGCATTAGTAACTGCTATTAAAGAGGATTGGAGTTATAGTGAATCAAAAAATGAAACAAATGGATTTAATAATTTTGAAGGAAGAGATTATGTGAGTGGATACGGAGGGGAAACTTTTAAGTCTTTAGAAAATAAATTACTAGGATGGAATAATTAATAATTTAATAAGGGAAAGGTGATTAAATGAATAATACAGAGATACGAAATAAAATTAAAAAGTATAAAGAATTAAAAGCTGATATTGTTGATATAAATATTAGGATCGCAGAAAAGGAAAGAGAATGTATTGGTATTTCAGCAATGCCTAAGGGGGAAAGGATTAGTCCAACCTATAAAATCACTTCTAGTGTTGAAAGTCAGGCTGAAAAGCATATGGAGGAAGTTGAAAAGCTGCTGCATACGAGATTTATTAAGGAAAATAAGATTAAGAGGATTGACAATGCATTGTCTATTCTTGATGAAATACAAAGAGAAGTTATTGAAAGTATTTTAATAAATAATAAAAGATATTGTTATTTAGAAGAAAAGTTATGTTTAAGCTATTCTAGGATTAAGCAGTTAGAAGTAGAAGCAATTAGTCAAATGGGAAAATATATATAAATAATTTTTATAAAAAGATAGCTTTATTACACCAATAAAAATTGCTGTAATAAAGCTATCTTTTAACTATTCAACATTAATATATACAGAATCAGATACTCTAGGACAACCAACCCCACCATCAATAACTTCTACACGATTATTCATATTATTATATAATCCAGGAACAAGTACTGTTATATAGCAGTAATCACCCATATTTGAGAAACCTATATAACGAGGATTTGTAATAGAATCACCATTTACTTTTAATGTTGCTCCAGTATTATAATTGCTATAAACTCTAAATGTAAGTGCAGCTACATTGGTGTGTACAGTATTATAAGTAGATGCATTTTTCATATTGGTTTTTCTATATGAATTACCACCATAGCTTATAGTATCACCAACTTGTGTGATTTTTAATTCTCCGTATGCATATGCAGATGTTGTATTAATATTCATAAAACCTATTGAAGAAATGATTAATGTTAATATTAATACTCCAAGAAATTTTGAGATTTTTTTCATTTTGTATCATTCCTTTTTAATATTTCGTTCAAAGTATAACATAAAAAGAAATAAATGCAAAATAATAACTATAAAACATTTATATAAAATTAAAGTTTTAAAATGGAAATTCGAAAATTATAAAGGGTGATTTTATGAATAATGGTATACAATCATATGTAAATTCAATGAATACTAATAGAATTAATTATAAAGACAAACTTAATACAAATATTGAAGTAGATTTAATTAATAATCAGCAAAATAAAGAGAAGAATATATCAGAAATATCTAAATCAGATACTATTGAGATAAGGCAAAGTAATGATTTGGTTATAAACACTAAAAAGGCATATGATGCTTTTAGAGAAGCATGTAAAGAAACAGGATCAACAAAATGGAATGGATATATTGCTGATGATATGAGTGGAGATTATCTTATAATTTGTGATTATATGAAATTAAAGGGTTATAAAGTACCTAATTTATTCTATAATGGGGACATGAAAGATTTAAAAAATAATAATGATTTTGTAGGGTTTATCGATACAATCGAAAATTTTGTAAAGACAAATCCTAAATTAAAAGATAACTATCCAACAAAATTTTTTGAATTTACAAAATTATATAAAGAAAAATTAATTCAGTATGGTTGCCAGTAAGTTGTTTTTTTTAGTCAGATAAAGAATTTTATTAGTGTATATTATAAGTATAAAAATATATAGAAATATTATAGAAAAATTAAACAAAGTATGTAGGATACACCATAAAGAATAAGATATAATAGTAATATGAAGTTAGTATAAAGGAACTCTTTTTAACAGGGTTCCTTTATTAATTTGTAAAAATAAGAGGTGATAAAAAGTTATGTATGAAAGTAAGTGGTAAAAATAAGTCTTCTGCAATAAAGAGTAGTAATGATCTTAAAAGAATACAGTCATATTTAAAGATAAATAATTATAAAGCATATATTTTATTTAATATAGGATTAGCTACTGGATATAGGGGAAGTGATCTTGTTAAATTAACAATTCAAGATTTAAAAGAAGCTATAAAAAAAGAGTCTTTAGATATATTAGAGCAGAAAACTATAAATACTAGAAAAGTTAGTTTTAAAAGAAGAGCTCCTTTAGGAAATAAGTTAAGAAATATATTAAAAGAATTTGTAGAAGGAAAAGAAGATTCAGAATATGTATATAGTTCTAGAAAAGGTAGTGGTGAAGGAAAGTATAAGCAGCATATAAGAAGAGATTCTTTAGGAAAAGAATTTAAGAAAGCAGCTATTAAATGTGGAATAGATAATATAGCCATTGGTACACATACACCACGTAAAACTTATGGATATATACAGTATTTAGAACATGATAAAGATATCAATTATGTTCAGGAATTACTAGGTCACGCTTCTATAAAAGCAACTAAAAGTTATATAGGAATTGATGAAGATGTATTAAAAGAATCGTCTATGATTATTGATAAGTATTTATAAAACTTAAGAAATAATCATTTTTTTTATGTCTAAATACCTTACTTTTTAAAGTGCTGGTATAAGATAAGAAAAAATTAAAGCATATATTAGTAACTTAATCAAAAATTGAATACCTTACTTTGTAACAATGTGAGGGATTCAAAGAGTTAAAAAGATATAAAAATTATAGAAAATATCTAGGGAAATATTTAAGGGTAAAATATGCTTGAAAGTTATTTCTTATAGAAATTCATAAAATGAACACACCATCTTAAACTAAGTGCTCATTTTTTTCTTTGAAAGGAGGTGATGATTTGAAAGCAAATGAAGAAAAGATAAATGAGAGCTTAAGTAAGATAGAATCATGGGTTACAGAAGGTCAGACAGATAAAGAAATTGCTGAGAAGTTAGGTATTCCTTATTCAACTTTTAGACGGTATAAGCGAGAAAAAAGTGAGCTAAAAGATGCAATTGCTCAAGGGAAAGATAAAAAGAATGATAATGTTATTCAAGCTTTATATAAAAACTGTACTGGCTATAAGTACTATGAAGAAACACCAGTTAAGGTTAAAGAAGAAGTTATTGCAGATGATGGCACAACAGTGTTAGTTAAAGAAAGAGTTGAAGTTAAGAGTATTAAAAAATTCAAGCCACCAGATTTAGCAGCACAGAAGTATTGGCTTAATAATAGAGATAAAACAAAGTGGCAGGATGATCCTCATAAAGTAACTAATGATAAGAAACTTACTAAGCTTAAGGAGAAAGAAGTTAATTCAAAGGTAATAGAATAAGGAGGGAAACAATGCGGGGTTATTGTGATGAGTGTGGCCATGAGTTTGACTTCAGCAGTATTAAGATAAATAGCAAGTGGATTGATAAAGGTATAGAAAAGAAATATTATAATTGTCCTAAGTGCAATAATGAATTTATAATAGTTATTACTAATCCTGAAATAAGAAAGCTAATGAAGCAGTATAAATCCTTAAGGGTTGAGTATGATTCAATGAATAAAGATAATTGTAATGAAGTACAGGATATGTTAGATAAGCTTTATGAATTACTTAATACTATGAGCTTAAAAGCTGGAGAGCTGAGGAAACAATATGAAGATGACTTGTAAGTATTGTGGCATAGTTAATAAACCTCATAAGTGTCCACACAATAAAAGGAAGGCTGATAGGAGTAGAACTGATAATAAAATTTATGAGTCAAAAGAATACAGGAGTTTAAGAACTGATGTATTAGAGGATTTTAATTATACTTGTCTTTGGTCTTTATATGTTGATGGCAAGGTTATTGAAGCTGATAGAACACATCATATTATTGAGATATTAGAAGATGAAAGTAAAGCTACTGAATATGATAATCTTATTACATTAAATAATAAAGTTCATGATGAAGTTCATAGGCTTTATAAGTTAGGTTTAGAAGTTAAAGAAAAGCTTCAGGATTTATTAAAAGAAATGGATGAAAGTTATAAAAATGGAGATAGAACTTTAGGGAAGTATAGAAAAGAAGTTAAGAAAATATATCCCCCCTATATCTCAATTTTTTAAAGAAACGATTTTTTATCAGAACGGGGCTACCTTTCTACACACGAAATCTGTAAAATGAGATTTTTAAAATTTCTTTGGAAGGAGGTTTTAATTTTTGGCAAGACCAACAAAGAGTGCAAGAGTTTTAAGTGAGTGCTCACAGACTAAAGATGAAATTAATTCAAGAATAGAAAATGAAGAAAAATTAAAAGGAAAATCAGAAGTACATCCAACACAGCAGCTGACAAAGAGTCAGTTGGTTATATTTAATTTTGTAAAAGATGAACTTAAAGAGTCTAAGCTATTAAGTGGTTTGGATTCTTTTTTATTGACTCTTTTTTCAATAACAGCTGATAGGCTGCAGTTTATTGAAGATAAGATTAATAAGAAACCAAGCTTGGCATTTAATAAGGACTTAATTTCTTCTAAGAAAGCTTATACAGCAGACTTTTTAAGGTGCTGTAATGAATTATCTTTATCACCTCAATCAAGGGCAAAATTAGCTAATATTAATGTTACTGCTAAAGGCGATAAAGAGGATTCAGTTTTATCTATCGTAAGGAAAAAGAAACATGAACATAAGAAATAGCAATGCTTATGATTATGCTTTATGGTGTATTGATGAAGATAATAATAAAGTTGGTAAGTACATTAAAAAGCAATGTAAAGCTTGGCTTGATATTGTAGATGGTACGGATGATGATGCTTATTTTGATAATGAAGATTACGAAATAATTTATGAGCTTTTAGGTCAGATGATTCATCCAGATTTACATGAGCCATTAAATGAGCGTTTAGAAAATTATGCAGAGCTTTTTATATATGCAACTTTATGTACTAAATATAAAGATGGCAGTAAGTTATATATTACAAGTCTATTAGAGATATCAAGAAAGAACTATAAGACTTTCTATGCAGCCATAATATTTATTTTAGAAATGATGTTAGAGAATGATTTTGATAGATATTTTTCAGTTGCACCAGATTTAAAACTATCTAGTGAATTAAAACTGGCAATAAAAAAGATTATTAAAGTTAGCCCTGATATAGCAAAACACTTTAAAGTAACAAGAGATTATACACGCTGCAAGTTTAATGAAGCTGAATATGTGGCTTTAGCTTATTCAAATGATAACATGGATGGAAAGCTGGCTAGGTTATGGCTTGCTGACGAAGCAGGTAATTTAGATTCATATCCAGTTGAAGCCATGAGATCTTCACAAATTAATTTATGGAATAAGCAAGGAATTATCATAAGTACTCAATATCCTAATGATAATAATGTTTTCTTAGATGAAATTGATTATGGTAAGAAAATATTAGATGGACTTATAGAAGATAAAAGGTTCTTTTGTTTATTATATGAGCCTAATGATTCATTAAGGAAAGAGTGGCAGACTAATGATTTAGTAATATATCAATCTAATCCAGTTGCAGTTGATAATGTTCTTATGTTTGATGAACTTAAAAAGAGCAGGACAAAGGCAATTCTTTATGAGAATAAGAAAGAAAATTATCTTTGTAAGCACAACAATATTCAATATAAAGGCTTAGGAGCAGAAGGCTATGTTGATATTGATATAGTTAAGCAGTGCAGGATTATTGAAGATTTAGATTTTTGGAGAGGTAAGAAAGTTTATTTAGGATTAGATTTATCTATGACTGAAGATAATACTTCAGTTTCAATGGTTACTGAGTATGAAGACTTTTTATATGCTAAGGTTTGGGCCTTTATTCCTAAAGATAAGATTGAGGTTAAATCTAATAAGGAAAGATTAAATTATAAGAAAATGATAGATGATGGAATTTGCTTTGCTTGTGGAGATGATGCCATTGATTATAAGTTTGTTGAAGATTTTATTATGAACTTAGAGGACAAGTATGGGGTTGAGATTATTCAAATTGGATATGATAGATATAATTGTTTATCTACAGCACAAAAGCTTGAAGCAGCAGGTTATGAAGTTGTTGAAGTTAAACAGCACAGCAGTATATTACATGCACCAACTAAGCTTCTTAAAGAATATATTTTACATAGAACTTTCAAGTATGATAATAACAGGCTTTTGGAGATTAATTTTTCTAATGCTAGATGTACTGAAGATACTAATAAAAATAAGTATGTTAATAAGAAAAAGTCAGCAGGAAAGGTTGATATGGTAGTTAGTACAATTATTGCAGTTTGTCTTATGCAGGCAGAGCAGCTTGATAATTCTGATTGTACTATTCAAGTAGTTTAGAAGGGAGGGGGAAGATGAAATGGCCTTGGAGTAAAAAGAAAGAAGAAAGAGGGCTTTATGAAGATTTAGTAGAACTGTATACTTTGCTTCAAACTACAATTACAGAAGATAATATTGATAGAGAAAAAGCAATGAACATTCCAACAGTTTCAGGATGTATAAGGCTTATTCAAGATACAGTTAAAACATGTCCTATAAAGTTATTTCATGAAGTAGAAGGAAAGGTTCAAGAGATTAAAGGTGATCCTAGGTTAAGTTTATTAAATGATGATACTAAAGATACTTTAAATGCTGCTCAGTTTTGGGAAGCTATGATTGAAGATTTTTACTTGGAAGGTAATAGTTATGCTTATATAAATAAGCAAAGGAATCAGATTAAGAGTCTTCACTATGTTGAAGAAAGTGCAGTAAGTATAAATTCAGGCATAGATCCTATATTTAAAGATTATGATATTTGGGTAAATGGTGAAATGTATAAGCCTTATGAATTCTTAAAGATAACTAGAAGAAGTAAAGATGGTGTAACTGGAAGAGGCATTTTAGAAACTAATAAAAAGATTCTTGCAGTTGCATATAATTCTTTAATTTATGAAAATATATTAGCTAAAACAGGAGGAAATAAGAAAGGTTTTATTAAGGCAGAAAGTAAACTTGATAGGCCAGCAATTAATGAGCTGAAGGAACAATGGAATAAGATGTATTCACAGAATAGTGAAAATTGTATTGTGCTTAATAAAGGCTTATCTTTTCAAGAAAGTGCAGCAACAAGTACTGGAATGCAGATGAATGAAAATAAAATAACTAATGCTGATGAAATATGCAAATTGTTTGTAGTACCTCCAACAATGCTTGGAGGAGATGGAAAAGCTAATGATAATGATTATGAAAAGTTTATAAAACTTGCAGTATTACCACTTTTAAGAGCAATACTAGCAGCCTTAAATAAGGACTTTCTTCTTGAAAAAGAAAAGAGTTCTTTTTATTTTGGGTTTGATGTTAAGGAGCTATTAAAAGGAGATATAGAAAAGAGATTTAGGGCTTATGAGATAGGAATTAAGAATAAAGATACTAACTATTAATGATGTTAGATATGAAGAGGATAGAGAGCCTATTGAGGCATTTAATGATACTGTGGTTTTAGGATTGAATGATGTACTTTATAACACTAAGACAGGAACTATTTATACACCTAATACTGATAAGACAAGTTCAATGAAGGGAGGTGAGAAAAAGAATGAGAGTGGAGATAAGGAATGATAGTGTTCTTATTGATGGTTATGTTAATGCAGTTGGTAGAGATAGTAAGCCTATACCATGTATTAATGGAAAGTTTATTGAACAGATAGAACCAAAGGCTTTTGATAAGGCTTTGAATAAAACTGATAATGTAGATCTTTTATTGAATCATGATGAAAGTAGAAAGCTTGGGTCAATTAAAGATGGTAATTTAGAACTATTTGAGGATAATATAGGGCTTAGAGCTGTTTGTACTATTACTGATAAAGATGTTATTGAGAAAGCTAAAAAAGGAGAGCTTAGAGGATGGAGCTTTGGGTTTACTGTAGATAAGGATAGATGGGAAGATACTAATAAAGGATATCAAAGGAGATATGTTGAGGATTTAGAGCTTTTTGAAGTTTCTATTTTGGATAATAGAAAGAATCCTGCTTATGCAGGGACTTCTATTGAGATGAGGGATGATAAGGAGATTATATCTGAGTGTAGAAGCTGTGATATAAAAGCTATAGTAATCGATCGAAGTCTAAAAGATAATATGAAATATTCTAAATATGAAAAAGAAATAGGATGTTTAAGAAATTATTAAGATGTTTAATTTTGAATATATGTTATAATCTGTTATTATGAAGTGTGAGAGGATAATAATATGAAGAAGCGATGGATTATTTATGGGATAATTGGAATATTATTTGGTATATTTGATTTTTATTATCAGGAATTTACTGAAAGATTAAATTATATCTTTAATAGGAACATCTTGGTATGGTTTATTGTAGCATGGGGGATTTGGTTAATTCCTGTAATCCCAATTGATTTTTATGAAGCAAAAACATTTAAAAATATTAAGCAACCTATAATAGCTAATATATTTATTTGGGTTATTGCTGTTTGTTCTTATTATATTTGGATACCTATAAAGTGGATTTTTATAGGACAACCATCTATGTCATTCATGCATATATCTAATTGTAATAATGAACATTACTTGGATAATTTAAAAAATACATTTTGGGGACTTATTACAGAAGATGCACCAGAATGGATTGTAGTTGCTATAGTTGGAGGAAGTGTTATTGGATTTCTTGTTGGTTTTTCATATATACATTTAAAAAGACAAAAGAATGAATAGAATTTTAAGGTTATAGAGATTTAGGTTTTATCTAAGTCTTTTTTCTTTACTCAAAATTAATAAAAGGAGGACATCAAATGTCAAAAACACTAAGAAAAATAAAAAGAATAGAATATAGAGCCTTACCAGAAGAAACAAAAGGCTTAGAAGAAAAAAGAAATGACTTATTAGAAGAAATGGAGGGATTAGTAAATAAAGCAAAATCAGAAGTTAGAGCATTAACAGAAGAAGAGGACACACGTTTTGATGAAATAAAAAAAGAAATAGAATCCATAGATAAAACCATAGAAAAAGAGGAGGAAACAAGATCATTAGCAGATAAGAAATTAGTTAAGAAAGAAAAGCAAAAAGAAGAAAGAAGCCAAGAGCAAATAAACAACGAAGAACTTAGAAGTATTTTTAAAGAAGAAAGAGAAGCAACACCTGCTATGAATACTGGAACGAATGAAGAAGGTGGTTATGTTATTAATACAGAACTATCAAAAGAAATTATTAAAGAAATCAAAGACAGAAGTGATGTATATAAGTTCTTCAATGGAACAACAGTAAAAGGAAACTACAAGATTCCTAAGAAAACATCCAATGGAAAAGCTGAGTGGATGGATGAAAATCCAGATAAAGATCCATCATCATCAATTCCAAAGTTAGAACTTATAGAACTAGGTCAAAATAGACTTTATAGAGAATCAGCAATTACTAAAAGTATGGTAAATGTTGAAGAGCTAGACTTACAAGGCTTTATAAAAGATGATATTGCAGATAGTATGACAGATGCAGTTGAAGATGCAATATTTAATGGAGATGGAAAGAAAAAGCCTACAGGAATTATTTCAGGAATTAAGAAGAAAAATCAAATATCGTTAGAAGGAAGAAATGTATTTACTATTGATGCCTTAAAGAAAGCAAAAGCAAAGCTTAAGCAGGCAGTAGTTAAAAAGGCTAAGTGGTTTATGAATAGTGATACTTTCTTAGAGTTAGATTTATTAAAAGATAGTATGGGAAGAAGTTTAATTCAGCCTGATCCAACAAGTGAAACTGGATATGTATTATTAGGACTTCCTGTAGTTTTAACTGATGCCTTAAAGTCACCAGAAGATGCAGGAGCAAATTGTTTAATAGTTTTAGCAACGCCTGCAGCTTATCACACTAACACACAAAATCAATTAGCTTTATATGTTTATACTGATTCTGCTTATACAAGAAAAGGGCTTATAGGCTATGGAGCAGATTTATACATGGATGGAAAGCCAAAGGATGATGGACAGGCAGCAGGAATTTATAATGTAGCAGAAGCGAAAGGGGCTTAATATGAAGTTTAGTGAAGTTACTATTGATGATTTAATAAGATACTGTAATGCATATGATGATGAAAGCACAAAAAAGGATATGAAAGTAATACTTGAAGGAGTTAAGTCTTATATCAAGTCATATACTGGCCTTAATGATGAGGAAGTAGATGAGATTGAAGATTTAACTCTTGTTTTATTAGTAATAAGTGCTGACATGTTTGATAATAGGGAATTTACTATTGAGAATAACAAAGTAAATTCTCTTTATAAATCAATTCTTGATATGCATAGTAGGAATTATTTATAGGTGATGTTATGTATACAATAGATCCAGGAGAATTTAAACATCCAATAGAAATACAAGAGCTGCAGGCAGTGAAAGTTAATAATATTGCTAGTGAAAAGTGGGTAAGTATCTTAGAAGCTAAAGCCAAGATAGCTAATATAAGTGGCAGAGAAATTCAGACAAGTGACAGCATTAATGCAGAATATAGCAAAAGGTTTATTATAAGATATCCAACAGGACTTAATATTGATACAGAGGACAGTAAAAGGTATAGAATTTTTTATAAGAATAGAGGTTATGATATTACTTATTTAAGTGATATTAAGGATTTAAATAAGTATTTAGAAATAGTTGTGAAAAGAATAAAATAATAGAGTTTATAGATTGAATAATAGGATAAAATTGTATATTATATAATTAAAATGTAAAGATAAAGAAGGGGTAAAATGAAAAAAATATATAATTTATTCTTATTGTTTTGTGGAATTTTTACAGCAGTAACTTTAGTTAGTTCTGTATGGCAGTTACTTGATGGACAAGAAAGTGATACTAATGCACATATATTAATAAGAGGGATATTTACACTTGTAGGAGTAGGGTTTTATGCATTATTTAAGTATATAAATATAAAAAATAAGTATATAAAAATACTTACTCAATATATAGTATCAGTAGCATTTATATTTATAGTTGTCTGGGGCATAGGATTCTTCGGAGAACTTTCAAAGAATGCTTATAGAGACGCTTTTTTTAATTGGAGTGGTGTTTTTGCATCAGTAGTTATAATAGACTTTATAGTTAAGAAAGTAAGGAAGAAACATAATATAGAGATAGAAAGTTGATGTGTTTAAAAGAACTATATTTTAGTTCTTTTTTTTGTTTAAAGAGGCAGAGATAATATGAGCTTAGAGATTAAAGGAATTAATAATTTAATTAGGAAACTTGATAATCTAACTAATATAAATACTGAACTTGTAATACAAGATGTATCAAAAGATATGGAGAGTGCTATAAAAGATGAAGCTAAAACATTTTCTAAAAGTTATGAGCATATTGGAAAATGTGAAGCAAGGAAGTATGGAAGAAGTGTTTTTATTGATGTTGGATTAAAGAATGAAGTTGCTCCTTGGGATAGTTGGAAAGAACTTTGGTACCACAATTGGGGATATAGGGATTTTGGACTTAATTTTCAAGGTACACCATATATACAAGTTCATAAAATGTGGTTTGATACTGCTGTTAAAAATGCAGAGTATGAAGTTAAGAAGAAATTGAAGAATAGAATTAAAGAAGAAATAAATAAAAACATAGGAAAGAGGTGATTCTATGTATGAGATTATAGGACAAGCTTTAGATAGTATAAACTTGGAGAATTTTTATATTTCTAAAGGAACTTATGAAGGTGAATGTGCTGTCTATACTTACATAGAATGGCCTTCTTATTATGCTGATAATACAAGGAAAGGAACTGAATATAGTATTCTTGTTAATGTTTATGCTGCAGCAGAAAATATAGAAAGTACAAAGGAAAAAGTTATAAAAGCATTAAATAATGCAGGAATAAAAGGAGGGAGAGTGCAGGAGCCAAGAAAAGAAAAAGAATTATACAATATTCCAATAAGTTTTAAGGCATTTAAGAGATAGACAGAGAAAGGAATGTGATGAACAAATGATGAATCCTCCAATTTGTAGAATGGGTGGTAAAAGCAGACTAAGAAAAACGATAATAGAAATGATACCAGAGCATACTTGCTATGTAGAATTATTTTTTGGAGCAGGATGGGTTTACTTTGGTAAAGAGGCAAGTAAGATTGAAGTTATTAATGATATAGATAAAGAGTTAGTAAATTTATTTAAAATGATAAAATGCCATGCTCCTGAGATAGAAAGAGTTTTAAAATATGAATTTTGTTCTAGAGATATATTTGAAATGTATAAGAAATGTGATATGGAAAGTCTTACAGAGATAGAAAGAGCTGTGAGATTTTTATATTTAATTAGCCAAAGCTTTGCAGGAAGGGGAAATAGTTTTGGATATGGAACAACTACAAAGCCATCACCACAGATATTTTATGATGGAGTGTTAGAAAATTTAAAGAATAGACTACGAAATACTTATGTTGAAAATAAAGATTTTGAAGTAATTATTGATAAATATGATAGAGAGCATACCTTTTTCTTTTGCGATCCTCCTTATTTTGAGTTAAGTGGATATGGTAATGAGTTTGGAGAAAAGGAGCATCTTTTATTAAGAGATAAATTAAAGAATTTAAAAGGAAAGTTTTTATTAACTATTAATGATCATCCTAAGGTAAGAGAATGGTATAAGGATTTTAATATTGAAGAAGTACAGGTTAATTATTCAGTTTGTAAGGAAAGCAAGGGGAGAGGTAAGTATAATGAACTTTTAATTAAAAATTTTAGATGACAAATTATGTAAAAAAGTAGTAAAATAGTATTGCGATTATTTTTATCAAAATGGAGGAGATTATGAAAAAAACTGAAGTTTTAATCGGTACTATTTTAATTGAGTTTTTTGTAATAATTAGTATTGCTATTGCAAATATTTTAGGAGGTAATGGTTTTTATTTATTTTATAATGTTGTTTATGGTTTAGTAATTAGTACATTGGTACCAATATTTATTGTATATAAAAAGCAAGAAACACTTTCTAGTATTGGTATTAAAAAGTTTGGGTTACGTCAAGCTTGTATAGTGGCTATATTTATAATTTTCTCAATAGGTGGCCAGTTCATTCCTATAGTGATTAATTCTGTGAATGTAGAATATGAATTATTAAAAGTCGGGTTACTTCCACTTATTATGACTACATTTTTTGAAGAGTTTTTATTTAGAGGATTTATGCAAACTAGACTTGAAAAAGCATATGGAAGTGTACTGGCTGTAATTTTATCAGGAATGGCTTTTTCAGTATATCATCTTGGATATCCGGGGTTTAGAAATGTTAATGATTTATTATTACTATATGCTGTAGGAATTGGGTTTGCATTGGCATATAAGTTATCAGGCAACAATCTTATTGTTTCATATTTAGTTAATCTGCCTAATGCACTTTTAACATATGTACTAAAATCTAAGCAGTTTCCTAAGTTTAATAGTAATACAATACCATTTGCTGCTATTACTATAATAATGATTGTAATTATTATGTATGTAACAGTAATAAAGTTAAGGAAAGAAGCTAATTAATAAAAGATTAATACAAGGGAACAGTTATTGTTCTCTTTTTTAATACAAAAAATAAGAAAGAAGGTAATTAATTGAGTAGAAAAAAGACAGGCTGTAGAAATTGTATGACAGCAAAACAAATAGTTAAAAATGGAGTGACGACTTTTGAAACTCCTGAAAAAATAGAAGATTTAGAAGAGGTTAAATATACATATAACTATGCAGAAGCATCTAACTATGCTGATAATAAGCAGAATATATACAAGAAAAAGAAAACGAGTGTTGATTTAGATTTAACATTTTCATCAATAGCCTTAAAAACAAGGGCACAACTTCAAGGAAAAGATTATGCAAATGGTGGAGCAGCTACTGGAACTGATGATAGGTCACAGCCAGTAGCTGTTTTATTTCAGGAAACTTATGATGATGGATCTTATGAAAATGTAGTTTTTTACAATGTTAAGCTTTATGAAAAAGATAGTGACCAAAAATCAGAAGGTGAAAATATTGAATTTACTTCACAAGGTTTTACAGGAAGAGGTTTATCTTTCAGTAATGATAAAATAACTAATAAGTTTGAATATAGAATGGATTCTGCTGATCCTAGTGTTGACAGGACTAAATTAGAAAACTTCTTTAAGTCAGTTCAATATTTTGAAGCAGCACAGGAAGAAACAAGTGATAGTGAAGTTTCTAAAACAGTAGCATAAACATAAAATAATTTTATGGAACTTTAGAAATAGGGTTCCTTTTTTCATGGAGGAGAATAAATGAATTTAACTAGAAAAGAAATTGAAGTAAGCATTGATGGTGAAGATTATATTATGGCTTTTGATAATAGATCTATTGCCACTTATAAGGAAATTATAGGTAAGCCTTTTACAAAAGGTTATGCTGAATTACTTCAAGGTGATGATGAGGCAGTTTTAGATTTTATAGCAAGTACCTTAAGAAGAAAGAGTGAGCCTGATAAACCTTTGGGAAAAGAAGTTTTAGAAGGAGATGTTTTATTCTTTTTAACTACACTTACCAATCATGTAGTTATCTTAATTTCGATGTCACTTCCTGATAAGCCAAAGAACTCAAAAAAAAGTAAAAGATGAAGAAGATATTGATTTAGATTTTATGTATTATGCCTATACAACTATCTTAGGAAAATCAGAAGAAGAGTTTTGGAGGGCCACACCTGCAAAGGTATATAAACAGCTTGAAATTCATAATGAAATAAATTCTCCTAAGGGTAGAAATTCAAGAAATAATAGTAGTTCAAGTGGGGAGACAGTAAGGCTTAAGGTTTTAGATTAACAAAGGAGGGAACATGAGTGATAGTGAATTAATTGTAACCATTGGTGCCAAGGATAATACAAGTACTGTAATTAGAAAGGTTAATAATGAATTAAAGTATCTTGATAAAGAATATGAACTTGCAAGAAAGAGTTCTAAGAACTTTGAAACTTCACAGGAAGGTATTAAAAAGAAATTAGAAACATTAAGTAGCAAGTATGAAGCAAATAGAATTAAACTTGATGCATATAAGAAGAAATTAATTGAGGTACAGGAGAATTTAACTAAGGAAAAAGAAAAGTTAGAGCAGTTAAAAATTGCACAAGGTGATAATGCAAAGGCTATTGAGAAAACAGAAGCTAATATAAGCAAGTATAATTCACAGCTTCATAATACTCAAAATAGTATAAAACTTACTGAAGCAGAAATGAGAAATTTAAATTCTGAAATAAATAATACAAGTCTTTCATTAGCTAACTTTAAGGTTAATCAGTTTAAAGAAAGTATGGAGCAGGTAGGACAGAAGGTTCAAGCTGCAGGTGAGAAAATTAAAGACTTTGGAAATGGGTTAAGTAGTGCAGGTACAGGGCTTATGAAGTTAAGCAGTCCTATAAATGCACTTTCTTTATATTCAACCAAAACAGCTGTTGATTTTGAACAGGCTATGGCAGATTTACAGGCAACTTCAGGAGCTACAGGAGATAACTTTGAGGCATTAAGGTTAAAGGCAGAAGAACTAGGGAGAGATACTTGTAAATCAGCAAATGACAGTGCAGCAGCTATGAAATACTTAGCATTAGCAGGATATGATAATAAACAAATTCTAGAGTCAACAGAGCCAATATTAAAAGCTTCAGTTGCTTGGGGAGCAGATATGGCAACAAGTGCAGATTTAGCAACGGATTCTATGTCTAGTTTAGGATTAACAACTGACCAATTAACACATTATTTAGATGTATGTTCTCAGGCTCAAAGAAGTTCTAATACTTCAGCAACTCAAATGATGGAAGCTTATATAGGTTGTGGTGGTACCTTAAGAGCTTTAAATATTCCTTTAGAAGAAAGTGCAACAATACTTGGAAGATTAGCAGACCAAGGTAAAAAGGGTTCGGAAGCAGGAGTAAGTTTAAATTCTGTTCTTGTCAATCTAACAGGGGGAAGCAGTAAGGCAAAAGGTGCAATGGATGAATTAGGAGTATCAGCTTGGGATAGTCAAGGGAATTTTATTGGACTAACTAATACATTAAAGATCCTTAAAGAAAGATTAGCAGCTTGTACTCAGGAGCAGAGGACAAACTTTGAAAGTGCAATAGGTGGAAAGACTCAGCTAGACACTTTAAATATGTTACTTAATGGACTAGGTTCACAATATGATACTTTAAGTGACAAGATAAATAATTGCAGTGGTGTTACTGAAGAAATGTATGACATTATGAATAACACAGCACAGGGAAATATTGAAAAGCTAAAATCTAAGTTAGAAGCCTTAGGAATACAGCTTGGTGAAAAGTTAATTCCAAAGGTTAATAATCTTATAGATAAGTTAAGGAATTTAATTGAATAGTTTAGTAATTTAGATGAAGGAACGCAAGAAACAATAATTAATATGGGACTTTTCACTTTAGCAGCAGGAGTTTCATTAAAAGCAGTTGGAAGTTTAACAAAAGGAATAGGTTCAATAGTCGGAGCAGCAGGAAAAGGTATTGAAAAGTTTAGTAAATTAATTAAGGTAACAGAAGGTGTTGGAGCAGCAAGTACAGCAGCCAGTGCAGGGGGAGTTGCAAAGCTTGGAATATCACTTGGTACTCTTGGAACTGCAGCACTTGGACTTGTGGCAGCTTATGCAGCAGTTGAAGGTATAATTGCAGTAGTTAATGCAGCATCAGAATTAAATAATAGTACCATGACAAAATCTATTGAAGAAATGTCGGCTTTGGAGGTGGCTATAGGAAAAATAACTGGTGCCACAATGTATTCAAAGGAAGAGCTTGAAAGCATGGGTGCAGTTTATAGTGATTGGAATGAAAATATAAGCAAAGATACAGGGGAAAGCCTTGAAATGATGGCAGGAAAGTTTAGAGATTTACAGCATAATATTGATTTAATTAATCTTGATGGAGTTGTAAGTGAGGAAGAAGTTAATAATATTTCAAATAGAACTAATGAACTATGTAATAACATTATAGAAGCAATTAACAATCATAAAGATCCTGCTTATCAAGCTATGTACAATTTATTTATTGGTGATGGAGCCATTGATGATGCAGAGCAGAAATTATTAGATTCTATTTCACAAAGTTCTAATGCTCAGATAGAGGAAGTTAAAAGAGGTCAGGAAGAAATACAAGCTATCTATGTTAAAGCAGCAGAAGAACATAGAGCAATTACTGAAGATGAACAAAGCAAGATAAGTGAAATACAAAGGTCATGGCAGGAAATTTCTTTAAAGAATTTAACTATGTCCCAAGAGGAATATGAAAGTGCAGTAAGTGATTTTACACAAAGGTGTGTAGCTTATAATACAGAAGGTTTAAGTGAGATAGTAAAGGCAGAGAAGGAGTCTCATAATGAATCACTCAAAGCTATAAAAGATAAATATGAAAAGTCCATAAGCATAGCACAGGAACAGCTTCCAAACTTAGAAGGACAAGCTAGAGAAGAGTGTGAAGCAAGAATTAATCAATATAAAGAAGCTTATAACACAGAACTTGAAAATGAAAATAAGTTGTATGAAGGAAAGATGAATATATGTAATACAAAATATCCTGAACTTATGGAGCTTATTAATCAGTATACAGGTGAAGAACTCCAAAGGGGAGAAGCTCATAAGCAGGAAATGCTTGAAACTCTGAAATCTCAATATGATAATTTAAGTTCAATTACTGAAAGTGGATGGTACACAATGTACAATACAACAAATGATTCACTTCAAAACATAGCAGTAAGAGTTGATGAAACTACAGGAGAAATAACAGGAATTTATGATACTTTTTCAGGTAATGTTGGAGCTTATACAAATGACATAGCAAGTGATGTGACGAACATAGCTGACCAACATAATGTAACTAATTCACAGGTTAAAAATGCTTTAAATGATATGGCTAATAATACAATAAACGCTTCAGGACAAATATGTGATGCTGATGGAAGAGTTATTGGAAGCCTTCAAGGAGTAAAAGAAAATGCTGATGGTACAAGATGTGGAATTTTAAATTTAAATGGAACTCCAATTCAAATAAAAAGTAATGCAGATGGAACTATAAGAGATGTGCAAAATGTCCAAAATGCCATAAGAAACATTCCAGGCTCTAAGACAGTAACAATTAAAACATTATTTGAAGCTATAGGAAATGGAGTTAAAAGTTTATTTGGTTTTGCTAATGGTACAGATAATGCACCTCCAGGAGTAGCTTTTGTTGCAGAAGAAGGGCAGGAACTTATACTTGATGGAAGGCGAGCATTATTAACAGGAAATTCAGGGCCACAGCTTTATAATTTTAAAGGTGAAGAAAAAGTTATTACAGCACCAGAGACAAAGAAATTATTATCTAAACAAGTAAACGGAGGCTTCTTCAATCAAAATAGTTCCTTAAGTAAACAGCTAATTAATAATACAACAAATAACTATAATAATTCATATTCTAATGATTTTAATATGAATGCTATAGCTAAAATGATAGCAGAAGCAACAGCTGCAGCAGTTTCAAATGCTATGAGTAATATAACACTTAAGAGCAATGTTTATTTTAATGAAAATGCTTTAGCAGATAGAATTGGAGGAAAGCTTGCAGCCACAAGGAGGCGAATAAGGTGATTGTAAATAATATTGATATAAAAACTTATGGAGCAAGTGTTAGTAATAAGTTAATTCAGCCTTCAGAGATTGATATTAAGAAAAGTAAAGTAGGTAATATTTATAATCAATTGTCTAGTAAAGTAGGATTTAAGAAAATAACCATTAAAATATTATTTGAAGCCATAGACAGGAATACAGCATATAAAAATATTTCGAATTTTATGGCTAATTTTATTGATGAAGTAGATATTAAATTTAATAATTTGGAGCATTACTTTCATGTTTATTTAACAAGTTCTTCAATAGATGATACTGAATTTGATGAATGGCTTTATTTAAATCTTGAACTTGATGGATATGAGTATGGGGAAGAAGTAGTTGAGGTAATGGATGGGGTAACTGAGAAAACTATTTTTGTTAAAGGAAATATGCCAACACCTTGTATTATTGAAATTACGCCAAAGGCTGATTTAAGTGAGGTGATATTAAAAGGATTTGGTGATGATTCTATTGTTGTAAGGAACTTGGTTAAGGGAAATACAGTAGTGATTGATGGAGTTACGGGAAAGGTTACTTGTAATGGGATTAATAAATTTGGAGAAGTGGATATGTGGGAATTTCCAAGGTTAAAAGTAGGTGAAAATAAGGTCATTTTTGATAAGAATTTATTTAATTTAAAAATAAAATATGTAAAGAAATATATTTAAGGAACAATCTGATATGAAAATATTGTAATATTTTTAAATTAAAGGTTATAATAAGACTTAAAGGGGTGAGATGTATTTATTGTGGAGAGGATAAAAAGGCATCAAGAGAACATATTATTTCTTCTTCTGTATTAGACCTTTTTCCAGAGTGTTTCATTACAATTGATAATTCAAGAGGTAATGCTTATATGAGTGATCCTGTAATAAAAGATGTTTGTGAAGATTGCAATAATAAGGTAATTTCATATATTGATACATATGCTAAAAAAATAATTTCTAAGTATTTTATTCAAAAGTATAAAAAAGATGATGTGATAAATTTTAATTATGATTATACATTATTACAAAAAATGCTTTTAAAATTTGCATTTAATGATTTACGTTCAAGAAAAGATGATATAAGTTTTTTTGATAAAAATAAGTTAGACTTTTTAATGAATGAAAGTAGGAGGGAATCATTAAGAAATATAACTATATTAGCTGGGATAGCTGTTAATACTTCCCCCGTACCTGATTATATATTTGGTAATAATAAAATTAGGTGGTCTAAGAATCCTGCTCTCCTTTCAAATAGTATTATTCAAAATATTGATTATTGTACGGGTCAAATTAGAAGTAGAGAGGGAATGGAGTTACAAAAATTTAAAAAAATGAATTTTAGCTATTTGTTTAGATTTAATAGTGGGCAATTCATATTAATATGTTGGGATGATAATATATTAGATGAGGAGCTGAAAAATAATAATATTATATTAGAGAATCAATATCCATATACAATTTTAACTAATAAGAATAATAGTACAATATCAAGATGTACAAGTGAAATAACATATCATTCAGAAAATTTAATTGATGTAGTATGGGGACAGGAGCTTTTTGATCAAATTAGTTATATGCGAGGAACATTTTCAGAAAAAAGTCAAGAGGCTATGAGAAGTATAGAAAGGCTTTGGGAAGAAGAGAAGAAACTTGCTGAAGAACATCCAAGAAAATAATTATATATATTTAAAAGTGGTACAAGTAGTGCTGCTTTTTTTATACGAAAAATTAAGGAGATGATTAAATGTTAAATATAAAAGAAAGTATAAACCTAATAGGAGAAAGTAAAATAAAAAATGAAACAGCAGTCTACATGACAGCCACAGTAACAACCGATTCAAGTGGAACACCTACAGTAGTTACAAATGTTTTGAATGAAGAATTATATAAAGGAAATAGAAAAGAATGCAGGGCAGACATAAGCAGCTTTACTGATAATGTTTATGAAATTCAGGATAGAATTTTTGGAGAAAATACAGAAGAAACTAAGGAGGAAGCAGAAGTTGAAGCTAACTAATAATGTAATAGTAAATAGCATAGAAGCACTTAAGAATTTATCATGCAAGGAGCTTGATGTTAAGACAAGTTTTAAGATAGCTAAGAATATAAAAGTTATAGATGAAATAAGTAATATCTTTGTCAAGGAAAAGAGAAAGCTTGTAAGTAAATATGGTACTAAAGATAAAGATGGAAATTTAAAAGTAGATGATAATGGAGTTGCAGAAATAGATAAAGATAATATGCCAGAATGGAATAAATCTTATGCAGATATTTTAGAAATAGAAAATGACATAGCTATTGAAAAGATAAAATTAAGTGATTTAGATATTAAAGTTTCAGCACAGGAGCTTTTAGCAATTGAATATATGATTGAAGAATAGAATGCATAAAATCAAAGTGAAGGGAGGGCAATATTGTTACAACTTTACGACAAAGATCATAAGAAGATGGAAGGGTTAATTAAATATGAAGATTACAAGATAGAAAGTGTGTTAAGTACTGGCGACAAAACACTTTCTTTTTTATATCCCAAAAATGCTTCAGAAAACATTGAGCTTGAGGGTTATATTAGAAATAAAACAGATGAATTTGTTATAAAAGAAATTTCTAATTATGATGATGACTATATTTCAGTATTATCTAAAATGAATGTTGAAACTTTAGAAGGCAAAGAATGGGATAGGTTTGAGACTGTGGAACAAACAGTGAAAGACTCCTTAAACCTCGCTTGTGCAGGAACAGGATGGACAGTAACTTTAATAGATAATATCAAGAAAAAGAGAACTGTAAGAAAGACAGCTTGTTCGACCTGGGATATTATTGGAGCAATTAAAGATACATATAGAGTTGAATTGATTTTTGACAGCTTAAATAAAGTAATAAAAGTTTATGAGAAGATTGGTGAAGATAGGGGAGTTTATTTTATGGACTCCCTAAATCTTATTAATTTAGAGTATAACAATGATACAAATGATTATTACACAAGGATAAGAGCTGAAGGAAAAGATGGTTTAACTCTTGATGGCAAGGGATATTTAGAAAATTATCAGTATTCTAATAAAGTTAAAACTCTTTACTGGAAAGATGAAAGATACACTATCTTAGAAGATTTAAAAGAAGATGCAGCTGCAAAGTTAGAGGAGCTGTCTAAACCTAAAAAATCATATAGATGTGCTATCGAAGATTTGGCGAAGATCAATGAAGAAGAGTATGGAATTTTAGATTTTAATTTAGGGGATATAATCACTTTAATTTCTAAGAAAGATAGATTTAGAGATAAGCAGAGAATAGTAAAAATAATAGAATATCCTGACGAGCCAGAGAATAATGAATGTGAGTTATCTAATACAATGGCATCTTTTGAAGATATACAGAAAGAAGCAAAGGGAGTATATGAAACAGTAGATAATATAACAAGTGATGATGGCACCATAGCTGAAAGTGCCATAAAAGATGTGGTGAATCATATTGTTATAGATAAAGTTGATATCAATAGTTTAAATGCAGTAAGTGCCAGGGTAGGAAATTTAGAAGCAACAAGTGCAACTATTAATGATTTAAAAGTATTTCAAGCTGATATTAATAAATTAGCAGCAACTAAGGCTGATATAACAGATTTAAATGCAGCTAATGCTAAGATTGGAGTTTTAGAGAGCAGCACTGCATTAATAAATAATTTACTTGCAGGAAATATAACTGCAGATATGACACAGACAATTCATCTGACAGGAAAGAATGTTGTTATTGATGAAGGCATTATAAAAAGTGCCATGATAGAAAGCTTAGATGTAGGGAAGATTAATGCAGGCATAATTTCAACAGATAAGTTTGCAATAAAATCTAACTTAGGCGGCATAGAAATTGCAGGTGAAACACAGCAGTGGAGAGATGAAAAGGGCAATGTAAGAATGATTGCAGGAAGGGATTTAAATAATAAATTTATCTTTGGAGTATTTGATGAAACTGGACAAGGAACTTTAATAGATTCTACTGGAGTTAAAGAAAAGGCTTTAGCTGATGGAATTATTAAAGATCGTATGATTAATAATAATGAAATTAGTGGAAACAAGATAAATATTGATAGCCTTATTACTGAAATTAATAGTAATGACACAAGTACTATAAAGTCTACAAAAGTATTTCTTAATGAGGATGGCCAAACATTAGATTTAGCATTTAAGAAGGTTTCAACAAGTTTATCTGAAGTGAAAGAAATCACAAATGCACTACAAACTGAAGTTAGTGTTCATCAGGGAAAGATAGAAGGATTAATAAAAATACTACCATAACTGATAATGGTACATCAGTAAATTTAAAAGATGATTATATATCATTAAAGGCAACTGTTAATGGCATAAATTCAACAGTGGCTTCAGTTAATAGTTCTTTAAGCTCATTGAATAGTAAAGTCACTACAAATGAAACAAGCATAGAGCAGCTTAATAAATCTATAAAGTTAAAGGTAGAAAGCAGTGATGTCATAAATTCAATTAAAGAGATAAATTTGAATTCACCTAATTATATAAAGAATGGCTGCTTTTTAAATGAATATGACAATTGGGATGAAACACTAGAGGAAGATTCCACTAAAAATATAGTTGATAGTACAAGTGGATATAAGAAAGCTTTTAAGATTGTAACTAATGGGAATGACCAGAACATAGTGCAGGAAACAGAAATTCTTCCTTCTGATACGGTTTATACAGCCAGTACTTATTGTTATGTTGAAAAAGGAATAGCTTCCTTAGTAATAAAATTATTAAATACAAGTGGTAAATATGAAACTTATGAGGTTAAGTCATCAGGTCTTGGATGGCAGTGGCTTGAATTAACTTTTACAACAAAAAGCACTAAAGCAGTAAGTTTATATTTAGGAAACTGGCAGAACGGAACTACAAGCTTTGGAACTTACTATTTTACAGCAGTAAGTATTGTTAAAGGGATGTACAGAAATGATTGGCAGGAAAGTTCAACTTATATTAATACAAGTTTATCTAATCTGAATATTGAAAAGAATAAGATAACAGCAAGAGTAAGCAGTGTAGAAACGAAAACTACAAGTATAAATAATAATGTAAGCAGCTTAACAACAAGAGTTACTTCAGCAGAGCAGGAAATAACTCCATCAAGTATTGTTGCTAAAGTAACATCAGGTATAACAGGGGGAAGTCCTTTAAGTACAACAGCTTGGAAGCTAGAAAAGAACAATTTTAGTATATACAATGGTGCTTTTAATATTTATAACAGCAAAAACGTGAAAGTCTTTTATATAGATACTTCTGGAAATGCAAATACCAGAGGTAATTTTTATAATTATGACAGCAATAATGTTCTAAGAGCTTCAATAACTAATAAAAAGCTTAATATGTACAATGAAAGTGGCAGTTATATTGGAGGATTAGGAAGTAACCAGTATGTTGGTGATAGCAGTATAAAAGGTTTAACTATGGATCTTGATATGGGTGGCAAATATATTTCTTTTGCTATAAAACAATCATCAAGTTCTAATACTTATAATACTGTTTTTGCTTATCATAGGGCAGGCAGTTTTGCCACAGAAGGGTTAAATGGATATGCTAATTTTGATATGCATGGCTATAACATAACTAATACAGGAAATTTGATAGAATCCAATTATATAAAGGCAATGGACTGGATAAGTAATGATGGGACAGGAGGGACTAATTATATTAGAGTTACTGTAAATAGAACATCTAATCAATTTTTGAGAGGAATAACAACTTGGGCATCTGATGCAAGGCTGAAATTTAATATAAATGATACAAAAGTTAATGCACTTGATGAAATAAGTAAGTTTAAGCATAGGCAGTTTAACTGGAGAGAGGATGGAAAACATCAGGATATAGGATATATTGCACAGGAGCTTGAAAAGATTAATCCTGATTATGTATTCAAGGTTAAACAAGTTAATGGAGATTTTATATATCAGATAAGACCTGAAATGATTATTCCTGTTTTATCAAAAGCAATACAGGAGCTTAAAGAAGAAAATGATATTTTAAATAAAAAAATTAATGCAGTAAGTAGGGAAGTTTAAAGGCTTCTCTATTTTTATATAAAGGTTTAGGAGGTGGCATATGGATCAAATAAAAGGATCTATAGCAATAATAGGAACAATATTTACATGGTTATTTGGAGCTTGGGATATGGCTTTAATAGTTCTAATTTCATTTATGTTTTTGGATTATATAACAGGGCTAATAAAAGGATGGAATAACAAAAGTCTTAGTTCAAATATTGCATCAAAAGGAATAGCAAGGAAGTCTTTAATATTTATTGTGCTTATAGTAGCAGTACTTTTAGATAGGCTTTTAAATACAGGAACATGGGTATTTAGAACTCTAGTATGCTATTTCTACATAGCTAATGAAGGAATAAGCCTTTTAGAAAATTGTGCAGAGCTTGGAGTACCAATTCCAGATAAGATTAAAGAAACTTTGGTGCAGTTAAAGAGCAATGAGGAAAATAAAAAAATAGAAGAATAAAAAACATAAGAATATTTAAAGACAATAGTAATCTTGAAATAAAACTATTGTCTTATTTTTATAGGAAAGAGGTTTTAATATGAAAATTAATTTAGATATGGGACATACAGTAAGTGGAGCAGATACAGGAGCAGTTGGATGTGGAAGAAAAGAACAGGATTGTACAAGAGAAAAAGGGTATAAGGTAAAGGAAAAGTTAGAAGCTTTGGGTCATAGTGTTTGTATATGTAGTGTTGATAGTGCAGAAACAGTAAATGAAAGTTTGTCAGCAAGAGTTAATAAAGCTAATGCAAATGGAGGAGATCTTTATGTATCAATACATTTAAATGCAGGAGGTGGATATGGTACAGAAGTTTATACATATCAAGGAAAAGAATTAAGTGAAGCAAGGAATGTATTAAATAATATATGTAATTTGGGTTATAGAAACAGAGGGATAAAGGGAGCTAATCTTTATGTTATAAATCATACCAAGATGCCTGCTATGCTTATTGAGTGTTGCTTTATAGATTCAAATGATGATATGAGAAGATATAATGCTGAAGATATAGCAAATGCAATTGTAAAAGGATTGGTGGGTGAAGCAAGTAATAGTACAGCTAATATTAAGGTTAATGAAAGTAATTCAAAACCAAGTAGTGATTGGGTAAGAAGATTGCAGGAGGAGTGTAATAGACAGGGATTTTCTAATCAAGTTGTGGATGGGATTCCTGGACCTAATACTTTGGAAGGGTGTCCTACTTTAAGGTATGGAGCTAGAGGGAATATTACTAAATTACTTCAAGAAAGGTTAGTTGAATTAGGATATGATATCAATTTGGTTGATGGCATTTTTGGTGAGAACACAAAATGGTCAATATCTTTATACCAAGAAAATAATGGGTTAATTAAAGATGGAATAGTTGGAAAAGGTACATGGAGTAAATTGGGTGTTGGCAATTATAAACAAAAATAAAGAGCGTAAAAGAAAAAACATTTAAAAAAAGACTAAAATGGAAAAAAAAGTTTGAAAAAAGTTGTGAGTTTTGCTAAAATGAAAAAGAATTCAAAAGATATTGGTAATTACTAGTATATTATTAGGAGGTAAATAATGAAAAAAAGTTTTATTAACTATAATAGTGCATTTTTACTTGAATAATTTTACAGTTGAAAAAAAAGCAAACTTTAATAAGCTATTTTTAATGACTCAAAAATTTCTTCTATAGGCCTACCGTTTGCGGCAGCATCATAAATATATCTAACTTTAGATTTTTCTAAATCCTTCTTTGCAGCTTTATAGCCACTATTAAAGTGATGGCAATCAGTAGAATACATTTTGCAATACGTATAATTTACTAACATTATTACTAAATATCTATTGATACTTTTTTCACTTCTAACTTGATAGCCATCTAGTCCTAAGTAGGTTTTACAATCTCTAAAAAATGGTTCAATAGCCCAACGGTCTGTATATTGAGTTAAGATGTCTAATGGTTCTAATGAAGTATCTAGTGAAATAAAAGTTTTTAATGCTCCATCATTTTGAAAAGCATCT